TAACTATGAATGGGAAACACCAGATCATATTTATGGTCCTTTAGAGAAAGAGTTTAATATTAAATTTGATGTATGTGCTACATTAGGCAATCGTAAGACCACTAAATTCTATGATAAACAAGTAAATGGCTTGATGAAAGAATGGTCTAGGGAAGCAGATGTAGTATGGATGAATCCACCTTATGGTAATGAAGTCGGCAAATGGGTGCGTAAAGCATATGAGGAAACGCGTAGTGGTGTAACCACGATAGCGTTACTCCCAGCACGTACTGATACAGCATGGTTTCATAACTATATCCTTGGTAAACATGAGATAAGGTTCTTAAAAGGTAGGATTAAATTCAAGGAAGCAAAAGCGTCCGCCCCTTTCCCATCTATGGTAGTAGTATTCAAGCCAACCGAAAGTAAAACAATAAAGAAATGGTTAGGCTATTTAAAATTTTTAAAAGTAATAAATTAAAATCAATATGGAAAAAGTAAAAGTCTTACAAGACATCCCTGGTCTCCTCTACGAAGGTGACATACTTATAAGCAAAGAAGAGGGTGAGGACTTTAAATTGGATTTTGAAAAAACAGAACAGGGTTTCCATCAAGAGAGGCATGTAACTTTAGATTACATGTCAGTATGTGGTAATATACCCACATATTTTACATGGGTATTTGATGAACCTGAAGAAGAAAAAGAGAGTTATAAAATAGTACGTTCTGAAAAAGAGATTGAGGATAGGATGCAGTTCTATAGGGACAATGTTGGTCCTAACAGCGGTTATGAAAAAAACCTAGTATTTAACAATCTTATTTGGTTACTTGAATGGTTAACCGGTAGAGCAGAATTACTTAAATAAAAAATTATGTCAAGAAAGCTAGTAACAAAAGCTGAGCCTAAACCAGCTGAAGACAAGGGGGAAAAGAAGGTTGATGTCAAAGATTTCTACAAAGACCCAGAGTTAGTAGAATTTGATTTTGGTTCAATCGTACTTACTTGTAAATGTGGTAAGAAACAAACACTGATGGAACATGTAGAACATGGTATTCAGTTTATAATTGCCACTAATAACAAAGCTGGTATTACTCTTCATTGTGACGAATGTCATAGTGAATTGAGGCTTTCATGCGAAGAAGGAACGCCTCCACCTGATGTGGATGCAACGACTCCTCCTCCAGAAGCGGAGAAGGAACCAGAAAAAACAGAAACTACAGATGAAAACATTCCACAAGAAAATAAAGAAGGAGAATCTGTATAAAGAGTATGTTCAAATTATTAATGGGTTACTTCAGCTCTCCTTTAGGGAGGCTGAGGTATTCTCATTACTACTTAAATTGAATGATGAGTTAGCAAATTTAATTGCTGATACAGGGGACATATTAAGCACAGATATCCGCAGGATAGTGATGAGGGAAACTAGGATATCTAAAACTAACCTAGTTAAATACATTAATGCACTTAGTGCTAAGAATATTATAGTTCGTGGTGCTAATCATAAATGGCATATAAATGAAACATTTGTTCCCAGAACAATAGGAGATATTAATGAAATAGTATTTGTCCTTGATACCGACTAATATATATACACAGTTAGCTAAGAAGTACAATAAGGATGTGAGGTTTATTCGTAGGATAACTCATCATCCTTTTGACTTTTTACACCAAAAGATAGTAGATCCTGACGACCATAGACCAATTAGGTTTAGGTATGTAGGGGTCTTTTTTGTTAAGCCTTACTGGAAGAAAGCTATGAATAATACTAGGGCTGGTTTACCAAAAGATGGTTCTATTGTATATGCTAGGGCCCCAGAGAAGAAATTTAATAAGACATATATTAACTTAAAGAAAGGTTTAGCTAAAGATGGATTCTTTATATCTGAGGACGGTAATGTCAGATGTCTCATAGAAGAGATACAGAAATGGCGTTATGCTGATACAGTAATAACATAATTATAACTACTTGATGCAACAATTTATTCTTTTTTACGTAACGTAGTACTAGATGGCACAGATATTTGACATTGTTGGGGGAGATATAGTCTTAACTCCTGAGGGGTTAGCTGTCCCAGCATTTAAAAAATTATGGGATAATGACAAATCCAGGGATAAAAAGATTGCTTTAGATGAGATAAAGTATGTTGTATTCCTTGTTGACCCAGTAAAATCTCCATATAAAGACATAGATGAGCTCTCAAAAGAGGGTGTTATACGAAGGGATATCTTTAAAGACAGTGGTTGGGAGCCAAATAATGACGTTTTGGAGGCTATTGAAAAGTATACAGAACTGAAGTATACAACCACACTAAAGGTACTAAAATCAGCAAAAACAGCCGTAGAACAGCTTGCAAACTACTTTTCTGAGGTAAATTTTAAGGAAGTTGACTCTATGGGCAGGTCTATTTACTCTGTCAATGACCTTGCAGCTAACTTAGGTAGAGTTGGAAATATAATAAAGTCCTTAAATATTCTCGAAGAAGCTGCTAAAAAAGAAATGACAGAAGGTAGTAGAGTAAAAGGTGGTTCTGAGATAGGTTATTTCGAAGACCCTGAGAATTATTAGTATGATAGACAGGGAAGAATCAGGTCTTTACGTTGTAAAGCCTAACAAAATACTTAACACAGACAAATTCAGGGAAGCTGCTATACGTTTTAAGAAAGATAAAGTGTATACCACAGCTCCTATTGATACTACCGCCTATATAGAATATTGGAGAGAGGAAGCTAAGAGGAGTATAGAGGGATATACAGCTCCTGATGGTGACTTTATAACTGGTTATCATTACTTTTATTTAAATTATTGCCCCATCCTTTTGGTTAGGGAGAAGATGATAACCGATGGAAGAGGACACACACGTAAATTGGTTGAACGTAAGCGTGATTTTCCTGATTTTTGGGATTCAGATTATGATTATTTCATGGCTATTGAACATGCTGAGTTAGAAGGAAAACACATGGCTGTTCTAAAGGCGAGAGGTAAAGGGTACTCGTTCAAAGGTGGTTCTATGCTATGCAGGAACTTTTTCCTTATTAGGGATTCTAAATCCTATGCTATAGCATCTGAGATGGAGTTCTTAACAAAAGACGGTCTTCTTAGTAAAGCTTGGGAGTTTATGGATTTCCTTAACAAAAATACAGGCTGGGCTAAGAAAAGACAGAAAGTAAATCAGGCAACCCATCGTAGGGCTTCTTACGTTAAAACCGATGAGAAAGGTGCTGAGTCGGAAAGTGGTTATATGTCTGAGATAATGGGGGTTAGTCTTAAAAACGACTCAGATAAAGCTAGGGGTAAAAGAGGTAAACTTATTCTTTGGGAAGAAGGGGGTAAGTTTCCGGAGTTAGTAAAGGCTTGGCAGATAGCCCAACCTTCTGTAGAAACTAACGGTATTGCTTTCGGTTTGATGATTGTGTTTGGTACCGGTGGTACTGAAGCAGCAGACTACGAAGGCTTACAAGAATTGTTCATGTATCCTGATGGGTATAACATTCTTCCATTTAAAAACATATGGGACGACGGGGGTGGTAAGTGTGGCTATTTTGTCCCAGAGTATGTTAATATGTATGGGAAGGACATCCATGGGCATGACCTTATGGATGAGTTCGGCAATACAGATTATCTTTATGCTACACGCCACGCCCTAGCTAAAAGGGATGAAGTTTTAAAAGGGGCAAATGATAGGAACGCTATCGATAGATGGATAGCAGAACATCCCTTCAATCCAACAGAAGCCTGCTTACAATTAACTGGTAATATCTATCCTAAGGAAGAGATGATTAGGCATTTAGCCTATATTAGGAATAGTGAAACAGTTAGGAATTATAAACAAGTAGGTGATTTAACTTTTGATGAAGGTGGAGTACTGAAATGGACTCAAGCCATAAGACCTAAAGACATAGTAAAATATAGGCTTAACAGTACAGATGATAAGAAAGGACAAATAGTTATTTGGGAACATCCAGTTGAAAACCCACCACATGGGTTGTATATTGCAGGGTGTGACCCCTATGACCATGATCAAGCAGCGTCTAGTGACTCTCTTGGTTCTGTGTTTATATACAAGAGATTTCAATCTTTTGAATCTTTTCATGATATTATAGTTGCTGAATATACAGGCAGGCCAGATACAGTTAATGAGTTTTATGAAAATGTTCGTAAGCTCCTTATGTATTATAATGCTAAACTATTGTATGAAAATGAAAAGCCAGGGTTATTTGCATACTTTACTAATAAGCATTCAGAATATCTTTTAACTGAACAACCGAGCATCTTAGCCAAGATTATCAGTAATAGTACTGTAAACAGGCGAGTAGGTGTACATATGGTTCCAGGTATTAAAGACTATGCTGAACTTAAAGTAAGGGATTGGCTTAACGAAGAGTATGAACCTGGTAAGAAGAACTTAACAAAATTAATGTCAGAACCTTTATTAGAGGAGCTTGTTTCTTATAATAGAGACGGTAACTTTGACCGCGCTATAGCTTTTATGCTTGTTATGCTGTTTCGCGAAGAGCTACATAATAGACACATAACAGAAGCAAGAAACATAGAAAAAAAGAACAGTTTATTCAAGGAACCTTTGTTCAAGGACTCAGACGTCCCGAGGTTCATTAACTTATAAAAAATAGAATGGGTACAGCACAAAATGTAATAGTATCGTTTCCACAACAAAAACTCTCCTTCGGTTCTAAAGATACCAAATGGAAGGAAGCGTGCGTAGACGGTGTAATAGGTCGTTCAAGTGGCATGAATGCGGAGAAAGACCGTATGAAAACTGCATACGATTTATATAATGGTATCTTTAACGAGAACGACCTTAAGTATGTTACAAATCCTTATAAAGTTGATGATAGCTTTCCAGCTTCTCTTCAGAACTTTAACATTATTAGGCCTAAAATTAATCTCCTTCTTGGTGAAGAAAGTAAACGACCTCAAAATGTGGTTGTGTTCCAAACCAACGAGGAAGCAGCCAGCCTTGTACAAGATAAACTTAAGAGTATGTTGGCTGAGGTTATGATTCAAGATCTTTATCGTAGAGTTGGTGAGCCAGATAAGAATGATGAAAAGGCTCAAGCAGAGTTTGATAAACGAGTTCAGGAAACCGTTGATTACGTTAAGAGCCAGTATGTAAATCCAGCTGAGGTTGTAGCACATACAACTTTAGAGTATTTACAGAAGAAACTCAGGATGGACATGGAGTTTTTAAAAGGTTTTAAAGATGGTTTAATTGGTGGTAAAGAGATATATTATAACGGTATACAGAATGGTGAGCCTATTTCAGAGAGGGTTAATCCAATAGAATGTGACCATGACAATGACCCTGACCTTGATAATATTGAAGACGGTGACTGGTTTGTTCGTCATATGAAAATGACCCCTTCTAATATTTATGATAAGTTTAATGATATTATGACAGAATCTGATTTAAATAAGGTTCTGGCAATGGTAGAAGGAAGAGGTGGAACAGTTTCAAAACCAGACTATGCACATATAGAATTTAAAAATCTATCCCCAACTGCTACTTCATTTGATGAAAGTGGTCAATATATTGATGTATGGCATGTAGTATGGAGGTCTTTTAAAAAGGTAGGATTTGTTACAATAATTGATGAATATGGTGAACCTATTACAGATTTAGTTGATGAATCTTATGTTCCAATAGAAGGTGAGGAAATTACTTGGGATTGGGTCACAGAGATATGGGAAGGATATAAGATAGGTGAAGACCTATATGTTGGTATACAACCTGTACCCTATCAGGAAACTTCTGTAGATAATCCTTATGGTGGTAAGTTGCCTTATGTAGGAAGTATGTACAGCAACACAAATTCGATTAACAGGTCGTTAGTAGATATAATGAAGCCTTTGTCATATATGTATATAATAGTATGGTATAGGCTTGAATTAGCTTTATCCAGGGATAAAGGTAAAATTATTAATATGGATATAACCCAGATTCCTAAATCTATGGGGGTTGATGTTAATAAATGGTTGCATTATTTAGGTGCAATAGGTGTTAATTTAATAAACCCGTATGAAGAAGGGTGGGATATACCAGGTAGAGAAGGAGGAAGACCAGCTCAGTTCAATCAAATAAGTTCTCAAGATTTGACAATGACTAATGTTATTGCCTCTTATATTGAACTTATGAATAAGATTGAGGAGATGGTTGGAGAGCTTTCTGGTGTAACACATCAGAGACAAGGACAGATTTCAACCAATGAATTGGTTGGTAATGTTGAAAGGTCTGTTGTACAATCTTCACATATAACAGAAAGTTTGTTTGTTGTTCATAATGATATCAAGCGCAGAGTATATACTTCTTTGATAAATATTGCTAAACATGCTTGGAAAAACAGCGGTAAGAAACATTTGTATTTTGTTATGGATGATATGTCCAGACAGTTTGTTGATATAACTGAGGATTTTCTATATTCAGATTTTGATGTGTTTGTAGGGGATTCAACTAAAGAAAATCAAAACGTTGAGGCTCTCAGGGGTCTGTTACAAGCAGGCATGCAGAACGGTGCTACATTGTTAGATGCAGCTTCTATACTTACTGCAGACAATATGAATGTTATAAAACGCCAATTAGAGAAAGTGGAGAAACGTAGAGAAGAGGCTTTGGCTTCACAACAGCAAGCTGAGATGCAAGCAGAGCAAATGAAAATGCAACTTGCACAACAGCAGATGGCTACACAAGCTTCTCAGTTCTCTGAAGAGATGAGGGTTAAAGAAGAAGATTCTGTACGTAAAACTCAGGCAGCTATTGAAGTTGCTTTGATAAATGCAGAGTCTAAGTCTTCTGAATCTCAAGATACAAATCCATATGCAAACCCTATGATTGATGAGTTAGAACAAGAGAAATTAGATTTACAAGGCAAGAAAGTAGATCATGATTTTGCTTTAAAAAGTAAACAAATAGAGGAAACTATAAGGAAAAACAAGAAAGCTGAGGAATTAAAGGCACAGGAGGTAGCTATTAAAAAGAAGGTAGCTAATAAACCTGTTCCAAGACCGGCTGTTAAAAAGTAAAAAAATGGGTAAAAAAGATATAAAAGTAGAAGAATCTTTCTTCGGTGGGTTCGAGGCTGTTGTTGATGGACTGGCTAGACCGGGAGGTATATCCAAGAAACCAGGTTCAGGTATGCCCGGAGGAGAAGAAGATACAGTTAAAGACATGTCTCAAATGAGGATTGGACTTGATCATGAAGATGAAATGATTGAACAATCTGAATCAGGGAATGTCAAATCAATAGAAGAAGATGAACCAATAGAAGAAGAAGATGGCCTGCAAGACGAAGAAAGCAATGAAGAAGAGCCCGAAGAAGTCGATGAAGAAGAGGAAGTAATTGACGAAGGGACCGAAGAACCAGTAGAGGAGACTGTAACCGATACTGATTTGTCTAAGTTTGAACCTGATATAGTTGATTTTGTAACGGAACAACTAAGTGAAAAATTAGGTTGGGAATTTGAAGACGAGACTAAACCAAAAAGTGTAGATGACATTATAGCCTATATGAGTGCTATTGTTGAAGAAAATTCTAAACCAGAGTTTGCTAGTGAGGACATAGAAAAATTAAATGATTTCGTTAGTGAAGGTGGTGATTTCAGAGAATATATGTCTGAGGTTTACAAGGTGATAGATTATGATAATATAGATGTATCTTCAGAGAAAAATCAGAAGAAAATAGTTACAGACAACTTAAAAAGACTTGGTTACAGTGATGACAAAATAGTGAAATCTTTAAACAGATATGAAGAGGCCGGTACCTTAGAGGAAGAAGCAGAGGAGGCTTTGGAAGTTCTGAAAGAACACTCGGAAGAAAAAGCACAAAAGCTATTAGTGGACCAACAAAAAGCACAGCAAGAAGCAAGGAAACAGCAACAAAAGTTCTATTCTGACGTACAGTCTACTGTAGGTCAGCTAGATTCTATCAGGGGTATTCCCGTTTCTGCGAAAGAAAAGACAGAGTTACTTAACTATATTTTTAAACCTGAAGCTGACGGGCGTACGAAGTATCAAAAAGACTACGCAAAAAATTATAAAAATCTAATAGAATCGGCTTACTTTACTATGAGGGGAGACTCTCTATTAAGTAAGGTAGCAAAGAAAGCAACTTCTCAAGCTGCGCTAACCCTTCAAAAGAAGTTAGCTAGTGGAAGCAAAAGAACCAAGAGTAGCGGTACTGTAGTAGGAAATCAAAATACTTTATCCGCTTGGGATGCTGTAAGCAACCAGTTGAGGAGACCTAAATACTAATTAAAAACAAATAAGCACAAATGGAAAACAACATTCTTAATAATCTAGTTCTTTATCGCACAAAGCGGTTTTCAGACTTGGTTGAAGAGAACATGCTTGCCACTGCGCTGCTTACTAAACCTTACGAGGTATCCACTGTACTCTCTTACGTATTCGGAAAATACGAAGCTAACACTCTGGACTTCCTGACTATGGGTCTTGGTAAGACTCTTGTTATTGAAAACAGGCAGTACGAATGGCCTGTAATGATAGAATCAGACAAAGCTATCACAATCAAGGCAGCTAAATGGCAGGGAGCTACAATTCAAGCAACCGATGTTCCTGGGATAAACAACTCTCCTATCCAACTTTGGGTAGCTGAGAAATGGTTTGGTCCAGGCGCAATTATCGCTTTCGACGACCGGGAGTTTCAGGCTAGAATACAGGGTGAGCCTTATCAGGATGGTTCTGATTACGTTTACACTGTAGTTGTAGCTGATGGACAGGTGGATTCTTTTATTCCCCCGTCACTCTTGGAAGCTGGAAAACAGATAAGCCGTGAAGGTAGCGCATACGAAGAATACAGCGAAGAAGCTGATATCGTGAACTATCAGACACCATTCAAACTCAGGAATCACCTGACAACAATGCGTCTGGCTTACGATATTACTGGCGACGCTTTCTCTTCTGTAATGGTTATCGCTATGAAGGACCCAGCTTCTGGAAAATCGTCTTACCTATGGTCTGACTACCAGGAGTGGAGAGCTTTACGTCAATGGTATGAAACTATTGAGCGTTACAGCGTATACTCAAAATACAATGCAAATACTGATGGTACAACTGATCTAGCAGGCACAAACGGACGTCCGGTTTATATCGGTGCCGGTCTTCTTGAGCAGATTGCTCCAGCTAACAGACGTTATTACACTACACTAACAGTTAGTGTATTGGAAGACTTCTTATTTGATCTTTCTTACAATATCCTTGGAACCAATGAGCGTAAGTTCGTTGCTCTTACTGGGGAAATGGGTATGAAAGAATTTGACCGTATACTTAAAGACAAAGCAGCTGCTCTGTCTACAGTTGATACTGTATTTATTACAGGCTCAGGTCAGAACCTTACAATGGGCGGACAGTTCACAACTCTTAAACTGCTTAATGGCATTGAGTTGACACTGAAACACTTCCCAATGTATGACAATACGATTTACAATCGTAAACTTCACCCAGTGTCTGGGAAACCTCTTGAGTCATACCGTATGACATTTATTGACTTCGGTATGCGTGATGGTGAACCTAACTTGGTTAAAGTTGTACGTAAAGATCGTGAAATGGTGATGTGGTATGTTGGTGGTTCAGTAGCCCCTGGCTCTGGTCATGCCAAATCAATCACAACCCTAAGATCCAATGCAAAAGACGGTTACTCAGTTAACTTCTTGACTGAACAGGGTCTCATGTTGAGATTCCCGAACAGTTCTGGTGAACTTATCTGTGATGCTGAAGATGCAGGTGGAAGATAAAAATTTATAAATTAGTCCTCGGGGATCTTCGGGTCCCCATGATGGACTTACCGTTAAATACAACGAGGAATGAAAGTTATAGTAAGACCTTTAAATAGGAACGCATGGTCGGGAATACTACAGTATAAAAACTGTCATACATCCCTGGCATCATATTTTACAAGAACAGGTAGGCTTTATACAGGTTTGACACCGGAAGATGAGAAGAGGTTAGGCGAAAAACTAAGAATAGATTTAAACCCAACATCACCTTTCTGGATTACTTTTCATATTAAAATGAGTGGTAGAGACCTTATATTGGAAACCGATGATCCCTATGATGAAATGCGTTATCTATTCCTAAAGAACCACAAAAGGGTTGCTAATGGAATGGGTGACAAAAAAGCTACAGCAAATTTTGTTATTATAAACGAGGAAGAAGAAGCAGTAGAATCGAATAAATTAAGTCAAATCAAAAGAAAAGCAATTAAAGAATTTGATAAAATGACTACTTCTGAGATGCGTAAGTGTCTACGTTTATATGGACATAATGCTGAAGATTTAAGTAATGAATCAGTAGAATTTAAATTAGATAATCTTGTAGAAGAAGATCCTCAAAGATTTTTAACTACTTGGGTACTTAATACAAACAAAGATACTGAATTTCTTATTCAGGAAGCTATATCTAAGAACGTAATTAGGAAAACTAAAAACGTTTATAAATATGGTACAGATATTATAGGGCACGGCCTTGAGGATGCAATATTATATATAGATGCTCCAGAAAATCAAGACCTTAAACTTGCAATATCAAACGAAACTAAAGCAAAATAATGACTACAGCAGAAATGCATACCGCGGTAAAAATGGGGCTTGACAAAAGTGAAGCCCTCTCTTTACCCGCTTTTCAAGCTGAAGAACTAGACTTTTGGTTGAATGATTCAATCGATAGGTTTATTAAAACACGCTATTCAGGTAATAACATGTTTTTAAAGGCCTTCGAGCAGTCACAAAAGCGTACAGATGATTTGCGGACTTTAATAGTGGAAGCTAGAATGGTCCCGGCAGCTGGTAATCCTGTATTTGATAAACCACATTCATATATAGTTGATAGTGCAGACTTTCCCACTGATTACATGTTATTTTTAAATGATGAAGTTACAATATCTTTTCCTCATTCAATAACAGGTGATACAATAAATTTACGTTCTGGCGTAACAGAATGTACGTCTGACAGTTACTTTACTAAAGTATCGGATCCTTATGGCGAACATATTTTACATTTTGATACAGCCCGTCCTTTAAGACTTTTCAGTGAGAAGGGAATAGAGTTAATAACGGATGGAAATAATTATTCCATACCTTATTATTATATGCGTTATATTAGGAAACCCGCTGTTATAGAAACAGGGGCAGTCGATTGCGATTTACCTGAACATACCCATAGCGAGATTGTTGAAATGACAGTTAATAAACTTCTTGAAAACATAGAATCTCCTCGGTACCAAACGCATACTGTTGAATTAAACAAAATTGAATAATAATTTAAAACATTAATGAAATGTTAACAAGACCTTTTAAACTTTTAATTGGCAAAAATGTTTCTCGCGACGCTGCTGTTGTAGCTGGTGCAGATATTGCAACAGTTATAGCTACGGGTGCTATTTCTGATGGTGAAATAGTTGTTCTAGATAAGAACAAAAATGTTCTAACAGCTGGTGCAACTAAATCTGATACTGATACTATTTATATCGCTCAGGGTACCGGTGAAACTTTTGCTTATACAAATGAGGCTGGAAGCACAACTTCTGCAAACAGAAAAGTTGTTTTTTCAGATCCTATTCAGGCAAGTGGTATAAAATCCTACAAAGGGAGTTCGTATACTGCTCTTGCTGAAGAAGTAATGACTATCACTTATCCAGCTGTAGCAACTACAGTAGGTAGGGAATATGTACTTCGTATCGTATATAAAGACTTGGCTGAACATCCAGGACAATTCACACAAACAATTAGGAGAATTTGTACATCAGCTACACAGGCTACGCATGTGGCTTCTTTAGTTGCTGACATTAACAATTTCCCTGGTATTCGTGTTACTGCTGCTGATTCTGGTGGAGCTGTATTTACTCTTACAGGAAAAGCTATTCCAGAATGTACTACTTCAGTAAATGATATAGAAGAATACAGACAAGTTAATTTTGATGCTTTTGTTACCTATATTGATTCTGACGATAATCATCAGACATTAGGTGCTACTGTAGCATTAACGACTCCTCCTTCTACAGGTGTTGGTACATGGGAATTAGTAAGAGATATGGAAAAAGTAGCTCAGGGTTACAAAGGAATTACTAATAAAACACATTTCCCGGTTATTAAACCTGATATGCAGACTTCTGCAGCCGCAACTTATGATCTTATTGTTATTGAACATGACAATAGCTACCTATCGTCTGACAATCAATACGTTAAAAAGACTCCTATTACCACAGTTCTTGCTCTTTATGTAGACTCCAATCAGGAAACAGATATACTTGCAGCTCTGAACCCATGGATGGAATCTTGTGGATTTGAGTCAGTTACTGTTTAATTATAAATAAAAATATAGGAGAATAAAGAAATGGCAAACGAAATTTTAGAAAGAGGTAATGAATTCTTCGGGCAGAGATTAGCAGTACTTGAAGGTATTGCTCCCATTGCTGCAGCTACCACTCTAGGTAGTTCACAGGGTGTATATATTCCTGCAGGAGCTATCATTACTGGTGTAAGGGTTAATGCTGTTGGTGCACAGACGAATCTTACTGACGCATCTGCAACTGTTGCTCTTCGCGTAGGTACAGATCCTGTTATAAGTACAGTTGAGATTAAGAATCTTGGTGCAGGAAGTGTCCCAGTAGCTATGACATTGCTCACAGCTGGTGGTGTATATGTACCTCATTCAGGAGTACTTAATGTAATACAGCAGGCTAGTGCAAACTCAGCTTATACAGGTACACACGACTTTTATGTTGAGTATCTGATGAAAGCAGCTTAATTACAAATATAAACTTAGTTGAAATGGGCGGGTTCTAGAAGATGGCCCGCCTTTTTCACTTTAAAATATTAAAAGATGGCAGTAACATTAGCTCTTTCTTATACGGAAAGAAATGATAATAAACTACTTACTTTAACAGATATCAGTGATGATTGGGGTACACCAACACCTGCTGGCATTACTACTCTTACTTTGGATGTATCAATAACAACTTCAGATAACGTAACTACAAATTATGATCAAATAGATTTAGTTGCTTTAAACTCTTTAGGTGGTGGTACTGTGCAAGGAGATTTGGTTTTTCTTATTACTGCCGCAGAATTGTTAGATTCAGGGGTAGCATTGGGCACATCTGCTGATGTATTACCTGATGGAATCTATGAATTTACTTATATTCTTGATGAAGGAGAAGCTACAGAATCTACTTTAAATGAGTCTGTATTGTTAGAAGGAAACGTTAGAAATGAAGTTTATGATGCTTTACGTCAGATTCCTACCCTTTATACATGTGATGAATGTAAGTCAAAAACAATAATGGATGCTATATTTGCATATGGTTATCTAAATAGTATGCGTGCTGGGGGATATGTAGCAAAGACTGAAGAGTTGCTTAATCAATTGTACGTATTACAAAGACTATTAGAATATGGGAGTAGTTATACATGGTAGTTTTGATGAAGGTCCAATTGCGTTAGCATTACCAGATTATTTTGAAGGGATATGGTCTGCTACTGAAACAGACCCTGTTTTCAGTGCTTGGGACAAATCTACAGGCATATCAATAACACAATCTCAGATTAGTGATGGGGGTACTATTGTCAATACAGGTGATTTATCATCAATAAGTATTGACACTTCTGGTACTATAGAGGCTAGTAATATAAGTGGTTCAAATACAGGTGATCAAAACTTAAGTGGTTATGTACCATATACTGGGGCTAGTTCTAATGTTAATTTAACGGGTAGAATTGTAACAGCACAAAGTATTACAATTACAGCAAGTCCTTCAAATACTACAGATGCTGCTACTAAAGGTTATGTAGATACTCTTGTGGCTACTGGTAGTACTTGGGCTGATGCTGTATTAGATATAGTTTCTTCTTTGCCAGGTGGTCCTGACGAAGGAGATAGGTATATACTATCAACTACAAATCAAATAAATGAATATACTGGAGGAGTTTGGGTAGCAACTACCCCTGCTTCTGGGACTACTTTATATGTATTGGGAGATGATAGTGCTCCTACAAACAATATAGGTCTATATACTTTTAATGGTACCTCTTGGGTATATATGGGTTCTACTTCAGCACATAATGATTTAACTGGACTACAGGGAGGTACTACAGCACAATATTATCATTTAACCTCTGCTCAAAGAACAAATCTTATTCAGGCTGCAACAAGTGGTTCTAATGGTTATTTAACTTCAACAGATTGGTCTACATTTAATGCTAAAGTTGGAAAATCAGGCAGCCCTGCAAGTACTTACTTAGCTACATGGTCAAGTTCTAGTGCTATTACTGGTACTTCTGGTATGACTTATGATGGTGAAGATCTCGTTGTGACAGGTAATATACGTGCTACAGGCGAGATTTCTGCATATGATACAGGGGCTCCAATCAATTGGTGGGATGATATGCCTGAAGCAGCAATAGGTGTTTTAGGTGGTATTGAACCAGATGGTACTGCTACACACTTTTTTAATGGAGAAGGTGAATGGGTAGAAATAACCGATGGTGGTGGAGCTTCATATCCATCAGGTTCCGGTATACCTATAGTAGTTAGTGGTTCTTCATGGGGAACTACAATAACTGATAATCATGTGCACTGGGATACTGCATACAGTTGGGGAGATTGGGCTGCAGCAGTTGCTTTAAAGGCATCTATAGCAGGACCTACATTTACCGGCAATGTTATATTTCCAGGTAGTACAAGGATAGGCAGTAATGGTTGGTTAGGGATTCTTACTTCATCTCCAGCATATCCTTTAGATGTAGTTGGTGCCGCAAGGGCTACGTCATATAGGACAACTAATTGGTCTATTGAGGAAAGTGGCGTTAATTTAGTAATTAAGTATGGTTCTACAGTTGTAGCCAGTATAAGTAGTGCAGGTTTAATTAAAGCAAAAGCAGATATGACTGCATATGCATCATCATTACCATAATTATGGCATTAGGTAAAACAGATATAACAACAGCAGATGTTAAGAATGAAATAGGTTCTACATCAAATGCAGTAGCAGAATTAGTAGGGGACGATAATTTAAATCCTTGTTCTTTTTATGCGCCTGGTATTTTA